AAAGAATTTTGGCACTAACGTTCCATTTGTTATTGGCGCCCTAGATGATAATGGAAACTATGTTGAACCAAATATGAAAATGATCAAGGAGAATAAATACAAGACTTTGATTATCAGCTTTCCGACTATTGACAATTTAATAGATGGTGCTAAACTATCTCTTATCAAGCAGTCTGCTGAAGAGTTGAAGAAAATGGCAGATAGATTTCAGTTAATGCATGTGGTCTGTCCACGTCCAGGCGTAGGCATAGGTGGATTAGAGTGGAAGGAAGTTAAGGCAGTATTGGAACCTATTTTCGATGACCGTTTTACAGTGGTTTCTTTCGAGCATGAAGAATGATTGAAGAAGAGTTTTGTAGCAAATGTGGCGAAGATGTTTGTGAAAAGACTACTAAAGGTATTTCCAAGCATTTATGCTTTCGTTGTTTAATAGCTACAAGAATTGCAGAAAGTCGTACTTGGGACGATATAGATGGTGATAAGGAATCACCAGATGAAAATACTCAAGTGTAAATTATGTATGGGCGAAGTAGACATCGTAGGAAACGATCGCGCCATTAACAAGAAAACTAAATGCTGCAAGTGCAACTTTACTATTAACACCGAGCCCCGTGGACCAGAAGTGGTAGTTATTAACCGAAAAAGGGGATATACCGATTCGGGTGGTAACTTATGATTACTATTTTTGTCATGGCATATAATGAAGAATTGATACTTCAATTTATGATCGATCATTACAGAACCAGATTCCCTGATTGCCATTTCGTCCTATATGATAATCAAAGTACAGATAATACGGTAGCTATTGCTCAGAAAAATAATTGTGAGATCAGAGAATACCATACTGGTGGCGAAGTAAATGATGAGTTATTAAAGCAACACAAAAATACCTGTTGGAAAACAGCTGCATCAGATTGGGTTCTTATTTGTGATCCTGATGAGCTATTAGATATTACAACTGCTGATTTATCTAGAGAAGGTGTTTTAGGCACTACTATAATTAGATCGGAAGGTTATAATATGATTAACCATCAGGATAACTTTGATCTAGCCGGCATGACACATGGTGTCCGAGCACCTATGTATGATAAGTATTATCTATTCAATAAATCACTGGTTAAAGAAATAAATTATGTGCATGGTGCCCATATTTGTCGCCCATTTGGAGTGGTAAAACTATCTGATCAGGTCTACAAAGTCTATCACTACAAGTACATTAACTTACCGTTCTTGTTAGAACGAAGTAAAATGACAGCTAAAAGACATAGTGAAATTAATAATCGTAATAAATGGGGTATACAAAATATGCAAAGTGATGAGCAGATAAGTGATTATTGGAATCATCTTAAAGATATTTCTGTCAAAATTAGATAAGAGAGCATGATATAGGTAACTGAATTTCAAGCGGTCGTGAAGGTATAAAATTATTGATTAAAAGGATATAAAATGAAGATATCGAATACGGGATATTGGGAAAGTAATGAAAAACTTTATCATACTTGTAGTTTTGCTTTATGTGATTGGATTGCCGATTATCTTAAAGATCAAAAAGATAAACAAATATATGATTTTGGATGTGGTATAGGACAATATTGTAATCGCTTATCTAAAGCTGGCTTTACTAAATTAATGGGTTTTGAAGGAAGCGCCCATACTCATAATGAGTTTGATAATATCAAACAGCAAGATTTAACGGTTCCTTTTATTTTGTCCGAAAAAGGTAATGTGATTTTTTTAGAGGTAGCAGAACATATCCCAGCTCAATTTGAAGATCTTATGTTAACCAATGTGACTGGTGCGTGTGATGATAAATTAATTATGTCATGGGCAGTTCGAGGGCAGCCTGGGAATGGTCATGTTAATTGCTTAAATAATGATGAGGCAATTGCTAAAGTGACTGCTAAAGGATTTGTCTATTTGCCTAATGAAACCATTAGTGCTCGAAGTAAAATTTTAGATAGTGATCTCTGCCCTTGGTTTAAAAATACAACTTTAATTTTTAAGAAAGTCTAATGTTAGATCTAGTAATTATTACTGGTGCTAGTAAGGGAATTGGCGCTAATATTGCTAAAGAGTGCTCTAATATCTGTCGAGATATGATAATTATAGGATCTTCAGATAAGATTTTAGAAAATAAAATTTCTAACGCCATACCCTTACAATTTGATTTGCATCATTTTTATGAATTAAGATCCGAAGTAAATGGTATTGTTGCAACCAAATTTCTTAATGTTAAGAGTATTGGAATTGTATTATGTGCCTCTCAAATAGGACAATATGGTGGTTTAGGATCTAATCTTCAAGATTGGCACGACCAGTATGCTTGTAATGTTTTAGGCAATTTAGCCATTATTCAAGCCTGTGAGCCATTTGTAAAATTAGGTACTAAATTAAGGGTAGTTTTCTTTGCTGGCGGTGGTGCTGCTTATGGATATCCTGAATTTTCTGGTTATGCCTTAACTAAAGTGGCCACCGTCAGAGCGGTGGAAAACTTGGGAATGGAATTTGATAATTTAGGTTATGATGCGTCTATTATTGCAGTGGCTCCGGGAGCTGTGGCTACTGATATGTTAGCAACTGTTAGGGCACATGGTGGCGTAATAAAAACTCAAACAGATATTAGTGAGCCCACTAATTTCGTTCGTAAGTTTTTAACTGATGATTTCCCATCTAGAGAAATGAATGGTAAATTTTTACATGTTCGAGACGATATAACTAAAATAAATACGCAACCAGACATGTTTAAATTAAGGAGGGTCCAGTGAAGATTCTCGTTGTTGGAGCTGGACTGATTGGATGTGAAAGAATCCTGGCTGTTCAGAAACTTTCTGAAGTGGACAGTTCTGTTTCATTAATGGGAGCATATGATCCTGATAGTGATAAATTAACAGTTGTAGGAAAAAAATTTCAAGTACCTACCATTTATGATTTTGATACTGCTTTAAAAATGGGACCTGACTGGGTTTTTATTTGCACCCCACATGATGTAGTTATTCCTATCGTTCGACAGGCTTTTGGAATAGGATCCCATGTGTTAATTGAAAAGCCTTTAGGACGCTCTTTAAAAGAGAGCCAAGAAATAGCAGATAGTAAGCCAGATAATTGTAATCTATATGTAGGTTTCAATTATAGATTTTTTGCAGGCGTAGAAGCCCTCCTTCAAGATTGTCGAGCCAAAAAATTTGGTAAATTAATTTCTGTTACTCTAACGTTAGCTCATGGCAACGCCCCCGGGATGGAAAAATCATGGAAACTGGATCCGGTTAAATGTGGGGGCGGATGTTTGATTGATCCTGGTGTGCACTTGTTAGATGTGATTAATCAACTTTCCACTGGTACTGTTCATTTAGACTCCATCAAATCTTGGTCCGGCTTTTGGAACACAGGCATCGAAGAAGAAGCTCACCTGTTATTACACGATGATAATGGTACTATTTTTAATGCTCAAATCTCTTTGAATAGGTGGAAAAGCACTTTCAAACTAGAAGTTAATGGAACAGAAGGTTATGGTATTGTAGAAGGTCGAGGTCGTAGCTATGGACCACAATCTTACCGCACCGGTGTAAGATGGGGTTGGTTATCTGGCAAATCCCAAGTAGAGTCAGAAATTGTGGTAGTGGATAAAGATAATTGTGAAAATTCTTTTCTAAAAGAAACTATAATGGTACTGAGCGAAACTATACATTATCCTATGCCATGTAATCATTCCGAAGCCTTATCAGTAATGAAATTACTGGATAAATGTCAACAGCAGATTACTAATACCGGAGTATTTTAACATGCGAGATTTTTTTGTTTATGTTCCTTGTCCTAAAGGAGTTTGTTCCGCCGAACTGTTTGGTGATAATAGACAGTTTGATGTAGCTATTAATGACTACACGGGCAGTAATATGGTCCCTGAACAAGCAGAATATAAATTCAGTATCGATAAATGGAAATATCCGCATATCAAAGAAGATATGAAAGATATAGTTTCAAACTATAAAGCATGTGCTTTTATTGATGATGATATTAAAGTTTCTACAGAGGAACTGAATAGACTATTTACTATCGGTATGGATAATAAATTGAATATTTGGCATCCAGCCTTAACTCTTAATAGCCATTCTTCTTGGCAACATTTGTATCAACGACCTAATAGTTCTATACGACCCACCAATACAGTTGAGATTATGGCTCCGTTTTTTAGTAAAGCAGCATTAGCTATTTGTTGGGATACCCTGAATGTTAATTATAGTGCTTGGGGTATAGAAATCGTTTGGTTTCATTTGTTAAAACCTAATACCAAAACTATGATTATTGATGCCGTTCCCGTCACTCACACTCGTCCAATGCGGGGTCATGCCAAAGTTATGCCAAATGGAAAAACCCCTACGGAAGAAGAGAAATTAATGTTGGATCATTATGGTTTAACTAAACCAAAATTATGCTACTAATATTGGAAGAAAATGAAAAACTACATCAAAAATATTAAAATCTATGCTGATGGTGCTGACAAAAACTCCCTATTAGAATTAGCTAAAAAAGATTGGATCGCTGGTTTTACCACTAACCCTACTCTGATGAAAAAGGCCGGCATTACAGACTACAAGTCCTTTGCCCAAGACATATTAGCTGAAATTACCGATCGACCTATCTCTTTTGAGGTGTTCTCGGATGAATTTAGTGAGATGAAGACTCAAGCTTTGGAGATTGCTTCTTGGGGCAGTAATGTATATGTAAAATTACCAATTACTAATACTAAAGGTGAATCAGCTATTTCTTTAGTACATGAATTATCACACGCTGGCGTTAAACTTAACGTAACTGCACTATTTACATTAGATCAGGTATTTCAAACAGCACAAGCATTAAAGGATGGATCACCCAGCGTTATTTCTGTCTTTGCTGGCAGGATTGCTGATACTGGACGTAATCCCACCCCCATTATGGAAGCGGCTTTAGCTATTTGTCAAGCCACTGATCCCAATATTGAATTACTATGGGCTTCTCCTAGAGAGCTATACAATATCATTGAGGCAGACAGGGCGGGATGTCATATCATCACCGTCTCTCATGATATCTTGGGTAAACTAGAATCATTAGGAAAAGATTTGACACAATTTAGTTTGGAGACTGTGCAGATGTTTTACAGCGATGCACAAAAAGCTGGTTTCAAACTATGAAATATATAATAGTTGGAGGTGCGGGATTTATCGGTAGTCATTTTACCGACGCCCTTTTAGCCAACCCAGAAACTCAACAAGTTACCTTATACGATAACTTCTCCTCCGGCAGAAAGTGGCATTACCAACATCATTTAAATGATCCCAGACTGACGGTAGTAGAAGGAGAGGTGGCTGATAACCATCATCTAACCGCAGCTATGAGAGGTCATCGGACAGTTATCCATTTAGCCTCTAACCCGGATATTGCTAAGGCGGCTACCCAGCCTGATATTGATTTTTGGCAAGGTACTGCCCTTACTAATTCTGTAGTGGAAGCCATGCGTCAATCGGGAGCTATCCGATTACTATACGCTTCTGGAAGTGGTGTATACGGAGATTTAGGAGAAGAAGAGGCGCAAGAAGATCGCGGTCCACTCTTACCAGTTTCTACCTACGGAGCCAGCAAGTTAGCAGGTGAAGTTTTAATCAATTCTTATTGTTACATGTTTGGGTTGACTGCTTGTTGTTTCCGTTTTGGAAATGTAGTGGGACCAAGACAAACTCACGGGGTAGGTTTCGATTTTGCCAAGAAGCTGTTGCAAAATCCTGAAGAATTATTTATTCTGGGTAATGGCACTCAAAGCAAATCCTACATTCATGTTTCCGATGTGGTTAGGGCAGTTCTTTTGACAAATGACAAAACTACCTCATCTTATCAAGTGTACAATGTGGCTACTGGGGATTATATTACTGTCAATGAAATTGCTCTGTTAGCAGCCGAATGTTTGGAACTAACTAACGTTAAATTCAATTATGCAGGGGGCGATCGAGGTTGGAAAGGCGATGTCCCTATCGTTAGACTAAATACAGACCGTATTAAAAGTTTAGGGTGGGTTTGCCAAAGAACTACTAAAGAGGCATTAAAAGCGTCTATTCTAGCTATGTTACCGGATTTAAAGGCTAATAAAATGTGAGGCATAATGATTATTGGTAGAAGTCCATTACGAATCACTTTGGGTGGAGGTGGAACAGATTTACCTAGTTATTATAGACACCATGGTGGTTTTCTAATTTCCGCTGCCATTAACCAGTATGTTTATGCTACTATTCAACAAACTTACTCTGATGAAATGTTAATTAGGTATTCTCAAATTGAGAAGGTTAAATCTATTAATGACATTCATCATCCTATTATTAGAGAAGCGTTATTACTAACTAAAATATACGGTCCCAATTTAGAAATTACCAGTATGGCAGATCGGTCAGCCGGAACTGGTTTAGGTTCATCTAGTAGCTTTACCACTTGTTTATTGAAAGTGCTACACAAATTTAAGAAGTGTCAAATTGCGCCTCAACAATTGGCAGAGATGGCGTGCCACATTGAATTGGATTTGCTCCAAGAACCTATTGGTAAACAGGATCAATATATTGCAGCTTTTGGTGGGGTTACTGTTTTCAGTTTCAATTCTGACGATAGCGTCAGTATTCGTCCACTCAATGTCAACGACGCTATCATAAGACAGTTAGAGGATAATTTACTTTTGTTTTCCACTGGTTTTTATCGTGCTGCTTCCAAAGTTCTTAAAGAACAAGATGATAAAAGTAAGTCTCTTGATCCCGATATGATCAACAATTTACACTATGTCAAAGAGTTGGGTTATCGAAGTTTAGAAGCATTAGAAAGCGGCAATTTAGTTCAGTTTGGTCGTCTGATGGATGAACACTGGCAACATAAGAAAAAACGTTCCAGTATGATGAGTAATCCAGAAATAGACAATTGGTATCAGTTAGCTATGAATAATGGCGCTATTGGTGGTAAACTAATTGGGGCGGGCGGAGGCGGCTTCTTAATGTTTTACACAGAAGAAAAACGGCGCTTGCAAAAAGCTATGAGAGATATTGGTCTGAAAGAATTGGATATCCAGTTTGACTATGAGGGTGCTAAGATTTTGTGATTAGCTAGCGTTGAGCCTATCTGCTAATTCGAGAGCGTACTCTACACAAACATCTGAATTGATGTATTCAAATTGACCGAAACGTCCTAACAAGTGAATGCCTTGAGATTCAATAATATCATATAGTTCATTAACATTTTTATTGTATTCTAAATCGCACACAGGATATCCAAAGGTGAATTTGATTACCTTGGAATAGATCACTTTGTCCTTTTGAATAAGCTTCAACTGATCTAGTTCAGAGGACATTTTGTCAACGAGTTTTTCGTTGCTCAGCTTCCAAATGTCATCAGTACTGTTAGCAGTAATCTCTACCATAATAGCATCTTGATCTGGAGGGGCATTGTATTCGCTGAAATTCTTTAAGAAGGTGATACGATGAGAGGCAATATTAGGGTCGGCAATATAAACGGTACCATATGGTATGTTGTTGTCGTTTGATGTTCCCAACAATACATTGATTAGTCCATTAAATTTCAACTTACTAACTAGTTCGTGAGCCTTTGTTGGAAACCCATCCCACATAGTTAATAACTTATGAATTGGAATAGTAGAAACTAATGTCTTACACGAAATCACGTCATTACTGGTAGTTACTTTCCAGCTATCACCATCTTTATCAATCTTTAGTATTTCCTGGTTTAGTAGTAGCTTATCTTTCACTTGTTCGGTAAAGGCATCAGTGATAGCTTGATAACCACCGTGTTTTGGATAATAGAAATACAATTGATGCAAATATCCCTCAGTAGAAATACCAATAGCAGATTTTAACACGTCTTCCATGGGTGGTTTAGGGATTCTAGAAACCCAATCTAAAGAAATATTAGAGGGTTCGCAGTTCCAAATTTTTTTATTGTAAGGTAAGAAATATTTTTCGGAAATAGATTTACCAAAGGTGAAATATGCCCACTCTTCTAGATTTGTCGGCGGCTTGGTATAATCATTAACAATGTAATCTCTAATACATTCGAAACAATCTTCTTTGGGCAAATCAGATAGTCCATTTTCGAATGGGTATTTGATAAATTTTCCTTTGAATAGTATTTTGCTATTTCTTACTTTCTGATGCACGTTGCTACCCAAAATAGACTTCATATATTCTAATACTTTCTTGTTTTTGGAAAATAGAATATGAGGACCCGCTATATCGAAAGTAAAACCATTTTCTTGAAGAGAAGAGCAAAGACCTCCAGCATGGTTATTTTTTTCAAGAATAACTGAATCTTTCTTAAGATTGGCTGCTAAGGATAGTCCGGAAACTCCTCCGCCTAAAATGCATACATCAATCATTTAACATTCCTTATAAATACAATTTCTTAGTTTTTTCTATAAATCTGAAAATACTTTTGTCTGCACGTTGATACTTAGTATTAGCTTCATGGAACTCATTCATGCCTCTGGCTGGTGCCGTAGTAGTTTCTTCATCTGCTCTACATATTTGAGATTTTTGGAATTTTTCCTCAAATTCTTGTTTCGATCTGAATAAATAATGATTGATTTGTATTTTATTACTAGGAGTATGTGTATGATCTAACATGATGCGTTTACGTTGCTCATCTACCGCATAGAACCCATTTTGATAAGTAAACATATGGGCGTTAATAATTTTTCCTCCAGCCTTTATTATATGTGGCATATGGCCTATTACTTTAACTAGGGTATCAACCATTGATAATGTATAGTTTTCCATCACTAAACCAGCTGGTTTTTGTAAATGTCCATTAGAGGAAAATTTGACCCAAGGAACGCACAGCGCACCATATGGTTGATAGTCTTTTAGAATGTTTTTAATATTATCCGATGATTTCGGCACTATAAATTCATCAATATCGATAAAGGCACACCATTCTGATTGTGTCTTAAAATTATCTATATAATGCTGATGTGCTTGTAGCTGTCTACCTGGACCCGGAAAATCTATAACTTCCACAAATCCAGCATCTATATATTTTTTTAAAGTTTCTGTTACTGGAATTTTGCTTAAGTTGTCATAAATATAAAAATGTTCTACTCCCACACAACGATGAAAATTTAACCATTCTTCTAAATATGGAGTTTCATCTTTACAATAAGCACAAATACTTAGTCCATATGTAAAATTATTGTTAGGTGTAGATGTAGCTCCTGGCTGATAGTGAGTTGATACTGTGGGCGAGCTACTCATTCTTAATGATTTGTGAACTACTGGAATTTTAGAATCTAAAAGATGAGAAGAGAAATTACCGGTATTAATAAGTGATGAAAGGTTGTCAACTGTCGATAAATCATGCTCTTTGGTGCAAAACCATAAACGTCGTTTATGAATATCAAAAGATCTATTGTTAGTGGGAGCCCAATCGTAAATATAGCTACCAGAATTTAGTTTAGCTTTATCTATACGTTTAAAGCTCATCCCACACTCTTTAAGTACTCTTTCAATATTTTCCGCAGAGATTTGTGAATTGAAACCATTAAAAGATCCATCATAGGAATTATTCTTATCGGTGTTTACTATAAGACCATAAGGATCAGTAGAGTCCAAAACTGCCGTCTCCAAAATTAGATAATTGCTACAAATACAAACAGTTTTTAAGTGGGTTTCGAAATCTTTGAGATAGCACAATAGCCCAATATCTATAGTTAGGTCGAAAGTTTTTCCATAAAATGGCCATGGTCCATCTAAATCTGCCTTAACAGTTTTGACGCCAGTATATTTTTTAGCTACAATCTTAAGATGATCTTGACGGGCATCAACTGCCGTTACCTCTGAACCTAAACGATGTAAAACTCCACCAATATCACCGTGCCCGCAACCTAAATCTAATACTTTTTTGTGTATGAAATATGGATGACCATAATACTCCACAATAGCCTTGATTTTTTTCTGGTTCCAATCCAAATACGATCCAGTAAACATATGGCTGTCCTTATCTTTCAAATGATGCTAAAAGTTTAGCATATTCGTATGTCCCTGACCAAAGTTCGTCTCAAAATGCTGCAAAAGATTGCACAGGCTCAAGGTGCTCAACCTAATCCTGGTGGCGATCAGACTAATGTTCCTGCTACCAGCAATAATACATCGGTTCCATCCGATCCTTCGCCACCCGCTTCTCAGCTATATCCTATTAGAAATGGATTTGATGCGGCGCGCGTAGTTATTCTGGATGGTTTAGTTAAACAATTAAGTGTGGCGGCTAATGTGGCTACTGGTGGTAAATACAATCTTCAAAATTTAAAAAATGAGAATTTTCAATTCGATCCTAGTGAATTTGCTTCGCCAGATCAGAAAAACCTCATGGTCTTCTTTCAAAAAGTTTTCTTTACCCTATTGAACAGGGGACAAAATTTCAATCAACCAGTTAATGCTGCCCAATTAAATAGTTGGGTCAGCTATCTATTGCAATCTCCAGAATTAGCTAATTTATCTCAAATTAACCCAACGGGTCAAATTGCTCAAAAAGCTCCCGTTTCAGGAAACTTTAAAGATACTATTCGAGAGATGTTAGCACGTTTACAGCCTACAGTCCCAACCCGTAGAGCTTGAGTTATATTCCTGTACATGGCTAACTTCAAATTGAAGGATCGAATTGAGTCCTATCAAGCGACCTCCGACTATAAACTGTTGCCTCGTGTGCCCATTATTATCGTGGTCAATGGGCGAAGTTTTGCCAAATTAACACAATTGTTAGACAAACCTTTCTGTCCTAAATTATCAGAGTGCTTATTGTCTACTACTTTACGTTTGTGCACGGAGATTGAGGGGACTCTATTTGCCTATCAACATAGTGACGAGATTGTGCTGATACTACGTAATGATCAGCACGATACGACAACGCCCTGGTATGATAATCGTATTCAAAAGATTTGCTCCATCAGTGCCTCCCTGGCCACTATGCATTTCAAAGACTGTGCTAACCAGATTAATTTGGATTTATCGGGCGATCCGGTTTTTACCTCACAAGTATTCGCGGTCCCTACTGTTGGGGAGGCAACTAATACTATTGTCTATAAACAACAGCAAAATTTCCATACTTCTATTCAGTTTGCTTGTGTTTATGAACTGATCAAGAAGCACGATAAAAACTCCATCAAAGAAATGCTAAGTGGTCTCACTATGGATGAGAAGATTGATCTCCTCCACCAAGAGTGTCAGATCGATTTCAATCAGTATTCTATTTCTTTTCGACGCGGCTCTATGTGTTATCGTGCCCCCAAAATTATTGATGATACAATGAAAAATAGATGGAAAACTGATGATGCACCTATTTTCACGAAAGATCAATCGTTTTTAAGTAATTTGTTTAAAACAGGTGTTGATATATTTAGAGGTTAAGATGCTTAAATTATGTCCACGATGTGGTATCGAAAGGGATGAAAAAGATTATTCATTTTCGCGTTTTAAAATAAAAAGTGGGTGGTGTAAATTTTGTGTGAAAAATTATAATGACAATTATAAATTGATAAATGCAGATTATGAAAAGAATCGTTACCAACAAAATAAAAGATCATCTTATCATAAAAAATATAGAGATAGCCACAAAGAGGAAATAAAAAGTTATAATCAACAATACTATCAAGAAAATAAGGTTGAACTTAACTCAGCTCATAATGAATATATAAAAGATCTTCGAAATAATGATACTCTCTTTAAATTGAAAGATAACATATCAAAATGTATTAACAGAGCATTGAGAAGAAATTTTTCATCCAAAAACGGCGAATCCAGCTCAGAATATCTTCCATATTCAATTCAAGAATTAAAACAACATCTCGAGAAACAATTCGATCCATGGATGACTTGGAATAATTGGGGCACTTATAATAAAGATAGTTGGAAAGACAGTGATCCTACTACTTGGACTTGGAATATAGATCATATAATTCCACGTTCATTTTTACCCTACGCTTCTATGGAAGATGATAATTTCAAGAAGTGTTGGGCATTAGAAAATCTCAGACCGCTATCGTCAAAGCGCAATGTAATTGAAAATAATAAAAGATCAACTAATTTTTAATATTATCGTCACTTGACGCGTCTGTTTTAATGGATATATTATACGCATAATCGAGCATACAAATACTAAGCCTCTTTAGTTCAAAAGCAGAATTACTGATTTGTATCCAGTAGATGCCGGTGCGATTCCTAGGCAAGAGGCTCCAATAAGCTACTTTAGTCCTCGTAGGAAGACACCAACTTGGTAAGTTGGTATGAGGTGGGTGCAACTCCCACAAGTAGCTCCAAATGCTAACAGATGAAGAGAAAGATGAGTTAGTAGCAAGACTCATTTCTACTGAAAAAGGTAGAAAGTGGTTGGTTAATTTTGCCCGTGAAACCGGCACAATGGATAAACTTAGCGAAGCCATTATCGAATCAATTAAAAACGTTGGAAATAAGCTGATATGATCCAAGGGACAATCTTACTTCGTACGTAAGATGGGTCGGCGCGATACCGACTTTCAGCTCAAACATTTAGGTAAGTATGAATAATTTTCTTTTTGAATTGCACAAACGATCGGCACGAGCTATCTTATGGAATCATAAGGCAAGTATTCAGTATGGCACAACAACTTATGCTGAAGCTGGAATATTTATTGCCCTTTGGTTTGTTTCAAGTTTAATTTTTTGTCTATTTAGTGGTATTATTCTTGGAACAATCTTATTTTCTGCACTTTTAGTAGGTGAAGCGTTTCTCACTAAATATATTTTCAATATAATTAAAAATGGAATTTCCCATTAAAATCTGGACCCAAGTTAGACAAAAGTCTGGCGGTTCTGAAATGATTGTCACTTCTTGCCTTAAAAATGCAGATGGTGCCGAATGGGTTACTTGCAAATGGAAAGATGGTCGAGAGTTTTATATGACCGATTTCCTAGTAGAAAATCTCGAAATAATAGTTTAAGGATTAATATGGACGTAGAGCGAGTTGCCGAAGTTATTCGTAAAGCCAAAGCTATTTTACCGCAAATTAAGAACCCAGATTACAAATCTTTAGCATCTCTTTTGGTGCATACTATGGAAGATAGTCTTAAAGTGATTAAGGAGCAAAACATTCCCTGTCCCCCTGAATTGGAAGATAGGTTGGAACAAGCTTTTGTTGTCATCGAAGAAATGTATAACAAAAATGCCACTAATTAAACATTCTTACAATGGGGTCGACTTAGATTCGACGGGGTAAAAACTCGACGGAATGATACAAACGAAGGAGATTACACCTTTCAAAGTAATCAACGTTTGAATGCCAACGATAACGGCTTCGCAATGGCAGCTTAATCGCTCCATTTGTCCCAAGATGAGATTGTCTTGGTAATCAAGGGGCATTAACCACTAAGACTGGATTATGTAGTATGGCTACGGACTATATAATTAAGATAACAGTAGATGATTCGCTTGAATGAGTATCAAGCTTTGTTGTTAATAACTAAGCAAATTAACTAAGTTTGTGAATGAATTTCGTTGATGACGTACCTCGGACTCGCGGGGCAGTGCCGCGACGACTCCACCAAAATATTGAACGTTTCCACCACAACTGATATATAGTTATGTATGGAACCACCGATAAAACTTAGTTGTGCAAATTGTGGTAAAAAATTTGATAAGATAGCCAAAGAATATCGTCGCCAACTAAAAAAGGGTAACACGAGATTTTTCTGTTCTCTTAACTGTTCTGCTATCAAAAACAATGAAGAAAATCCGAGACCCGGTAATCTTAAAAACCTTAGACCAAGTAAGAAAGATGAATATACACCATTTAGATGGTTTGTTCTACGAGCCAGATATAGAGATGGTAAAAAACACTACGGTTGCGATATTACTGCCGAATATATTAAAGATTTGTGGGAGAAACAAAAAGGTATTTGTCCCATTACTGGATGGAATTTGATATTACCAGATGGAACTGATAAGGCTTGGAAAAATGCTAGTCCAGCTAATGCTAGTTTGGATAGAATAGACAATACCAAAGGTTACATACAAGGCAATGTCCGTTTTGTAGCGGTTATGGCAAATCTTGCACGTCAAATTTTTACTGATGAACAACTTATAGATTTTTGTCAGTCAGTTGTGAGCGCCCACCCCAACAACTAATATCTTGATATAGGTATCATCATGAAGGACTATCTGTAGATTAAAACTCGTGCGCCTCCTTAACAGCCAAATCATCAACTGTTACTTTGTTTTTGATTTTTAAGGAGATACTTCAATGGATAATGCACTAAAGAATAGTAATACTAAATTTGTTTTGATTGGCAAAATTAATGGCTTGGCGGATCAGTCCAAGAAAGCCAGAATTCATATTAAAAAAGCTAAAACCGAGCAAAGGGTTTGGAAATTAGCTTATCGTAAGCATGTTGTGGGAATTGATATTCGCCATCACCTATTGGCATATGCCTTTCTGCGTGGCAAGCCGTATCGCAAGGTAGAAGCTAAATGTAGTGAATTCAACAAGCCCTATCCCTATTTAATCTTTAAAGTTATTGAGCAGCACGCACCGTATTATGTTTCGTACCAGTTTAGAGAGAGCGGCGTTGGCGTTAGAAACTACCAACCTACCCTGAATGACGTTCAAGGTTGGCTCAGTGGTTTGGAGGGTCTTTAACACATGCCCTAGCTTGAACTCATCCGAGACATGCAACAGTGTCCCCAAACCGAAACGCAATCTGTTTATCAGCATGGTCTCTCTGTTAAAGAGCATATTTTCCAGGTGATTAGCTATCTGGAAACTGGATACATCTCTGGTGCGTGGCGATTGCCCCAATGGCTTATTGAATATCGCACACAGATTCTTGATAAACTTCTCCCCAAAGAAATTATTGAAGAATACGCAATTTTTCATGATTGTGGAAAACCTTATTGCCTTATTTTTGATGAAAATGGGAAAAGGCATTTTCCTAATCATGCCGAAAAATCTTATCATACCTGGCTTTCTATTGGGGGTTCTGAACAAGCTGCAAAATTGATGAGAATGGATATGATGATTCATACAATAAAGTCTTCTAATATTGATGACTTTATTACGCATCCTGAAGCGATTACTCTACTAATTGCCGGGCTGGCTGAAATTCACTCCAATGCCAAGATGTTCGGCGGAATCGAATCTGATTCTTTCAAAATTAAGTGGAATCAAATTAACAAACGTGGTCATGCTATTTGTCAGAAATTATTCAAACAAGGAAACTAATATGTGTTTATAGAACGAAAAACTGTATATTATCGTAAGAAAAGATTTAACCCCAGGAGCTAAACTGGCACAATCAGTGCATGCTGCTTTTAGATTTGCGGATGAGTGGAGATATACTACTCAAAAATGGCTGGACAATTCCGAATACATTTGTATTTTGGAAATTGAGAATGAAAGTCAGCTAAAAGAATTATTACAACGAGCTCGGGAGCTTGATATTCCTAACTCTAGTTTTACTGAGCCTGACTTTAATAATTCATTAACTGCCATCGCTCTAGCGCCATGCCCAGAAAGTAAAAAACTTTGCAGTGCACTGCCGTTAGCCCTGAAAGAATAAAAGTTACAGAAACAGTCGACATATAGTGGGAGAGGTTCTTCCATTCATCCGCCTTTGGTATAGTGGCTGTGCCGCCAACTCTAAATTGGCAGAGCTGTGTTCAAATCACAGAAGGTGGGCAAAGAAATAATTATGAAATTATCCGAATATTATAAAATGATTAACGAAGTGGATGGTGTTCCTAATCCGCCCGATGACCCTCGAATTACTAGAAAAGATTTAGAATTTAATGGTGGTAAAGGCAAAGAAGGGGCTGCTACTATTATTTTTTTGGATGGACAGCCAGTGTATCTTAATTGGTATATCTGGGATCTAAATCATGAGTGGATGATTCAACAAGTGGAGTTGGAATTGGGCGGCAAAATAAAGTTATCTAATTGGTCTGGTGGTAATGGTCATGAGGGTGCAGATTTAGAGATGGTAAAGGAAAATGACACGCCTGCAAATAGCTAATCAATCTTATATTGATTCGTCTCTAGATTTGGAAGACGAGATCCAAAAACTTAAGAAGGAGCGCAACGCCGTCGTTCTCGCGCACTACTATCAAGAGAGCGAGATCCAGGACGCCGCGGACTTCATCGGCGACTCGCTGCAACTATCACAAGAAGCCGCCAAAACCAATGCCGATGTCATTTGTTTTGCAGGTGTGCATTTTATGGCAGAAACTGCCAAAATCTTGAGTCCGACAAAAATGGTGGTTCTACCTGATTTAACTGCCGGCTGTTCGTTAGCCGATGGCTGTCCTGCCGACAAATTTGCAGCATGGAAGTCTCTGCACCCTAATGCCATAGTCATTAGCTACATTAACTGTTCGGCAGAAGTCAAAGCCCTTTCTGATTATATTTGCACCTCTTCTAATGCGGAGAAGATTGTTCGACATGTCGCCGATCAAGGCAAACAGATTCTATTTGCGCCCGATAAACACCTGGGCGCACATATTATCAAGAAAACAGGCATCCCTATGACCTTATGGCAAGGAACGTGTGTGGTGCATGAAACATTTAGTGAGCGTAAGATTATTGCACTAAAAACACAGCATCCCGACGCTTTACTATTAGCGCATCCGGAATGTGAAGAAAGTATTCTGCGTATGGCTGACCATATTGCGTCTACTACCGGTATCCTTAAGTTTGCGGTTAGTAGTTCGGCAAAAAAGTTTATTGTGGCAACCGAATCGGGTATTCTGCATCAAATGAAAAAAGCCGCTCCTGATAAGGAGTTTATTCCGGCGCCACCTGAAGCCAATTGTGCTTGTAATGAGTGTCCCTTCATGAGAAAAAACACTTTAGAAAAGGTATATTTGTCTTTAAGAGACTTAACTCCTCAGATACTAATATCCGAGGATTTAATGAATCGTGCGAGAGTGTCCATCGATCGAATGATGGCTTTGAGTTGAAAGGTATATGTATCATGTGGTTATTTGAAATAATGGGTTTAACGGTAGTGGTTGGAACGTTCTTGGGTTTGGGCTGGCGCTTCATGGAAGATTTTTTGGAGAAACGTGCGGCACGTCGAGCATCAGAGTTAGAGGGCGATGAACAGCCGACAGACAATACACCAGAAATTGTAGTTGTTGCTACCACTGTAGCTACCAATTCTCAAAGTAATTAATTATCAAGGTGCTCATAGCTTAAAAGTAAAGCCTCCTTCTCTAAAAAGGATTATCCGGTGGCAGAATCCGGTGGGCACTCCATTCCTTAAGGATCAGATTTATTTTTATAAATTAAAATCTAATCCGGCATTGATATATTTGTCTAAGGAGGTATCAATGCCGTTCAAAGATCCAGCTAAAAGGAAAGCATATCAAAAAGAGTGGGGAAAGAAAAATAATAAAAAAGTATGGGAGCGTAGAAAAAACAATCCTGCATATATTGCATATGCAAAATCATATATGAAAGAGTATACAAAAGAGTATGGTCTAAAATATGAGAAAACTCCAAAGAGAAGGTTTGCATCAACTAAATGGCAATCTTCCAAAAGAGGTTTAGAGTTTTCTATTTCTCTGGAAGAGTTTATTTTTGAAATAGAAAAGCCTTGTGTTTATTGTAATAATCTTTTGGGAGAAAAATCTACATATGCATCAGGATTAGATAGAAAAGATAATAATAAAGGCTATACAGTTGATAATATTTGTTCATGCTGCTGGGTTTGTAATTCTATAAAGGGAGAACACCTTTCATTCGAAGAGATGAAAGAGGTGGTCGATCTTATATTAAAAATGAGGAAAATTAAATAATGGATGTTGATCTAACAACCAAATCACAATATCGTACAAGAATTAATAACTATATCAGAATACCGCAAATTAGAGTTATTTTAAGTGATGGAACTAATGCGGGCATTATGAATACTAATGAAGCGCTTAAATTAGCAAAAGAGCAATCTTTGGATTTAGTTGAAATTAATCCTACCGCTAAACCACCCGTCTGTAAAATTATGGACTTTGGTAAATATAAATACGAAGAAAAAAAGAAGGCTCAAGCTGCTAAGAAGAATCAATCGGTGCAAGAATTGAAAGAGCTTACTTTTCGTCCCAATACGGATCAAAATGATTTGAACCACAAATTAGAACAAGCCAAAGGCTTTCTTGCCGAAGGTAATAAGGTTAAATTTACCGTGCGTTTTAGGGGCAGAGAGATAACCCACTCTAATTTAGGTCGTGAAAAATTAGATTGGTGCGTTCAGCAACTACAAGGGTTGATTACAGAGAAATCACAAATTTCTCTGGAAGGCAAGTTCATGAGCCTAATAGTATCTCCTGTCAAGCCGAGGGGTTAAGATATGTTAAAAGAAATTGGAAAAAGTATATATGGCACTAAATATGCGATGCAGGGGATAATACCATTTAATCTTCCTCGCAATGTTGAATTAAAATGGGGAGATGTTATTATCGATAACGATGGTAAAGGAATGTGTATGTATGTCAATGAATGTTCTACCTGTCAAAAGAAGTTTTTAGGAGGAACACTTATTTGCGTTTTCTATGAATGCGAAGGGTGCTCTCGAGAGACGATTATGATGAGTTTAAGTCGTAAAGGAAAGTTAAGTGGTAAAGCTCCGAGCCAGCAATAATACCACATTACTATAACGTCCTCGTAGCCTAAAGGAGAGGCAGCAGTTTCCTAAACTGCTTTATGCTGGTTCGAGTCCAGTCGAGGACTCCACATAACTTCCAAACGGGTGATATAGTAGGTAATGAATTTTACTATTCACTGATTTGGAGAAATTATGTCAAACAAAAATTTAACTATTGATCTCAAGGCGAGACGTGATAAAGACGGCATGGTATTTTACGTAGGTAAAATTAAAGCCCCAGTCATGATCGATTGTTCACAAGGTGTAGTTTTCTTAGCTTTCGTCTCTGATAGTGGTGATGAGCAACTACAAATTGCTCCCATGGATAATTCTAAAGATAATAAAGAAATCGATGAGTAATATGCACTTCGAAGAACTGTGGGAACAGTGCGAAAATCTTCATCAAGAGGCAAGTGGTGAGATAGCGGTTTCTATGCTATTAGATGAGCTATTGTTAAAGATTAATCTATATAAAGCTATCGATGCCAAAACTGACATTCCCGAGGAAGATCGTCAAAAAGCCAAATCTCGTGCATTAGGCGAGATTTTATTGACTTTGACACACATCTCGTTAAAAGACAATATTAACGTCTTTGAAGCGTTAGGAATAGCGTTTCAGTATCGCAGCGCTACTTTTTTTAATCAGAAGTATCAGACAACGTGAACTTTATGTCCGCCCGAAATCTTTTGTGCTGCTTCCAACTTTTGGACGGCGGCGAGAACGGCATCATAATTGGCTTGGGTAGCTTGACCAGCCTTAAAAGAAACATTAATCTGACCAGGCTCACCATAAGCAATGCTGGCAACTACGGTAGCCAAATTAGGATTTTCTGCTACTACTAAAGCTTGCAGATCTTGTTTGGCTGGCTGAGCTGGTTTCACATGTTGTGCTGGCGGAGCTCTAGGTGCCGGTGCACTTTGACCTGGGGTGAAAGTGGTTCCACTGGTTGGAGCAGCATCAGGCGGTAAGGCTTGGGCTAGTTTGGTGATAATTTTTTGCTGATTTTCAGCGATTTTCAATAGCTTCTCGAGAACTTTTTTCTGATCCATATCGTTACTCCTGGTGTATGTAATACTATCAAATTATGAGTAGTTTACTCCAAATCTTTTAGTGCCTGTTGCAATAAGTAAACTGATCCTTCACGATTGCTGGCAATTGCCATAACCATGTCGTCAAGACCTAATGTCAGCTTCCCCTCTTCCTCAAAGCAATTGTAGGCATCAGAGCTTAATTTAAGAAAATCTTTCTCGATGGCAAGCGACATCGCCAACGGTTCGCCTTCCAGCCCTTTATACTTCAATAGAATTTTGTTGAGCAGGTCGGCTTGCAATTGGTAGTTTAGGCAGCTGGCACCGAACAATCCAATAAACTTTTCAGCAGCCAAATCTAGATCTTCTAGGGCAGACTTGTAAATTCTCTCGAATAACAAATGATCGCCATAAAAATTATTTCCCTTAGAGGTCCAATGTGAATTTTGATGGATCAATGCTATGGCTTTTACAGTAGCTATGTAAAGTGCAGCAGTTTTAGAACACTTGTCCATGGATGATCCGTCAGAAGTTGGGTAAACAGCAATAATATATAGTTTTATTGACAGTCTACACTAAAATAGTACGTTGAATACCATTTCGATCTATCTTAAAAGCGTACACTTGACCTTGTGGCACATTTCCTATTTGAGTAGAATAAGTGTAGAATTTTGGCGCCCATTTGGTAAGTGGCATATTACAAATGACATATCCCAAGCCTCCTGAATAGGTTTGGTGTGGATGGGGAACAAAACTAACCTCTACATTGTTTATCAATTGTTCTATCCTGGTAATATGAGATGGAATGCCACCATCAACCACTAAGCACCGAAAGCTGCCACCAAAGTCTATTAGCACTACGTTAGATCTTGCGCGCAACCAACCCTCTATCTTAGATTGGAGCGGATCTAATACATCCAGCGTACTGGCGTAGAGAAGATCTGTACCACCAATATTACAAACTACTTTACCCGTAGACAGTAATTGTTCTCGACGCTTTATAGACGTTTCAACAGAATGATGATTATAATGATCAGAAGAAATGTGGTCATTTATTATTATCCAATCGAATTCTGGCAACATTTTCTCTAACTCATCCAATTTATCCAATCTGTTGTAAATGGGTCCAACTACTAACACATTTTGTAAATTTTTTGGAAGAGTAAGTAAAGCCATTATGTCGATTATAACCTGCGTTAATTTTATTTAATATGCTGATGGAGTGTTCGAACTTTCTCTCGACAAAGTCGTGGGGGATCTAGTAGGGGGATTATAGTATAGGGGCACCAACTACCGATCCTTGGGGTATATTCAGTAATATGAAGAAGCCTAAGACTGTTGATATATAATTAAATATGAAAACGTGTACTGAATGT